AGCGTCGTCGAAACTTCCTGAACAACGAACCGATACCCGATCGCGATTTCTGATTCGGCGTTCGCCAAAATCTGACCGAAATCCGTGCCGGTTACGGCAACGTCGTCGCGGATTAACCACGAATCGACACTGGTTTGTAGTTGCGCGATCGTCGTCATACATGCCGCCGTTTAGCTGTCGGCAGCTTCCCGCCGATATTCAATTTGGAGTAATCGCGGCTGTTCATTTTCTGCGCGAGGAACGTCGGCCAAGTAACGACAGTGCGATACTTTTCGCGCCATTCCTTTTTCCATTGTTGATGCGTGAGAAGCGGGATTTTCCCCGCAAATTGAAAGCCGCCGCCTTTGCGTTGCGGCAGGTTGCGCAGCCGCGCGCACTCGTCGACGATCGCCTGTTCGACGACCGTCGGCACGTGTTCTACCGAATAAAAACCATTTTCGTCGGTTTCTATGTGATGACGAATACCTGACGGATTGACGTCAAGTAGTAGCTTGTGCCCCATGTTCAGCCGCCTTCGGTCGCGCGCCTCGTCGTGACCGTTTTTGCGCGGCGCTCATTGATGCGGCGGCGCGGGGCAATTCCGGCTTAGATTTGGGCGTGTCTTTCTCGGGCGATTCAACCGGTTCGGGTTGCGAGTCTGACGATTCAAATAAACGCGCCTCAACAACTGCGCGAATCTGGTTCATTTCACTGATATCGTTTCGACCCTTCGGCTTGTAGTTCGGGGAACAGATGTGCGCTTCACGGCGTGTTGCGTAATCCAGCGGGCGCGTTACTGCGACGGTATCTGGCACGATATCGATCAGGCCGGTATCCCATAACCCCTGTAGTAAATTGGCACCGTCCGGTAAATGCATTTCGTCCGGTATCTCGACGATTTCCCCCGGTTCGAGTTTGCGGCGGCGATGATCCCCGCCCATAAACAAACCGTTGGTCGCGACTCTTTCCTCAAGCTGTCGAATCTTAATCAATGACATTGTATAAACTCCCGCGAGATTGACCGGCGGCGGCGAACCGCCGCCGGTGCCTTCGCAATGGTTGCGTTTAGACGACCATGGCCGTAGTTTCATCGATATCAGCAAGAACGGCACTTGCCGCCTCGTTGTTCGATTTAACCAGCCAGTCGACCAGAATGTGACGCCGCTCGGCGTCGCCGATTTTACTGATCTTCTCGGTCTTGTACCCGTCAAGGTACGCGATTTCCCAATATTCGGTATCGAGAATCCACACGTCGCGTTCACGCTGGAAGCGATTCGGCACGACGTCGATGACGGTAAAGTCCGAAACGTACACGTCGACCGCACCGATAACGGAAACGCCGCCCCGGTTGACCGGACCTTGGTCCTGCCGTTGGGTTGCGATCCGCGCGTTCGCGGTGAACATGTAGTTCGAGAAGTTTTGCTTCACGGTCGGCCCGACCATGATCATATTCGGGTTTCCGCCCTGAATATAAGCATCGCGCAGCAAACCGAGCATATCCGCTTCGGACATGGCGCGCGGGGTACCGTCCGTCGCCGCAGTCGTCGGTTGCCCGAACGTACCGCCCGACAGCGCCGGGTCTGCGCCAAGCGCGCCCCGATCGGTGTTTGTGCGAATCCATGAAGTGACGGAACCGGTCAGGGAAGCGGTCGTGCTGTTACCGGCCAAAGCGGCCTGATTGGTCAGCGCAATTGCTTCCACGTCGCGGCGCAGTTCTTTGCCTTTCTTCGCGATCTGGTAAGACAGCTCCGAACGGCGGCCCGCCTTGTTGACGATATTCGCCCGGCGAGATACTGCGATGTACTTGATTGAAATCTGCGCGAAGTTTCCGACCCGTTGCGCGGGATCGGAGGCGTCAGCGCCGAAATCGGCACCATCGATAGCGGCGTTACCGGTATCTACGGCGGCGAGTTCGTCGATCTGCCATTCGTGCAGGGTTTGGTCCGCGTTACCGCGGCCCGCATTCGCTTGAAAAGGCACTTCCGTCGGCGAAATGTTGTATATGACGTCGGTGAACGACTCACGTACGTTATCGCCTTCGGTTGCCAGATCGAAGCGGTCAAAGTTAGTTGTACTCATTTTTGGCTACCTCAGTTAATCTGCTAAACCTAGTTCAGAAATTACCGCGGCGGCGTCGTCGAGACTTCCAGACTTTCGCGCACGTGCTGCAAGCGTTTGCAAATTACTCCGGGTAACCCGGCTTTGCGGCCGTGTCTTACCCGGTTTCTGCAATTTGGGAATCGCTTTTGTCACGCGTTTGACTGACTCCTTGGCTCGGGCTTTTTCCGCGCGGAGCGTTTCCGCTTCACTGCGTAGGCTGCCCAATTCGAGCGCGGCTTTAACCAGACGATGATCGAAAATCTGGCTGATTTCCTGCGGCGTGTAGCCGATGGAAGCCATTATTTTCTTTGCCTGTTCGCCGTGTACGTCGGGTTTGAAATCGGGGATAGCGTCATGCATTGCCTGCATTTCCCGGTTTTTCAAGTCAATCATTTGCTGATGTTTGAAAGCTGCGTACCGCTGCATTGATTGGTCGCGTTGCTGCTGAACGTGCGCGATATTCTGGCTGATTTCGTTATTGCGAGCCGTCCATTCGGCCGGGTCATGTTGCCTTAACGATACCAGCGCGGGATCGGCCAGTTGCCGCTGAAACATTTCTTCGGTCGCGTTTAATTGCGACGCGAGGTATTGATTAGATTCCTCGAACTGTTGCATCCGGTGAGTGTAATCCTGTTCAGCAGCACGCTTATGTTCCGCGAGCTGTTGCGTTTGCCGTCGGTAATCCGCATCCTTTTGGTAGCCTGCTCTTAACTCTTTCAGGTTGACCGTGATTTGCTCGCCTGCGGCCGGAAACGTATCAGTCACGGATTCGAGAAATTCCTCGACTGTCATTTCCAGCGCTTCGGCGAATTGGGCCAGCGATTGAATCGCTTCGCCTTCATCGGTTTCTGTTTCGTCGCTATCAGGTTGTTGGTTTGCTGATTCGGCTAGTTGATCGTCAGTGTCACCCGGTTCGGTGTCTTCGTTGTCAACATCGCCTTCCGCTGACTGATCCATTTCGGCTTCCCGATCAGTCTCGTCTTGCTCCGCGGCCGCCGCGGATTTTTTGGAAAAGCGGCCCCGGTCATCACGTGAGGTTACTTGCTGGTCATGCGGCAGATCGCTATTGTAATCGGGATGCGCACGACTCAGGCGGCCATCTGAAATGTCGCCGTCGTCATTCATCAACTGGTCTATACGACCAGCCACCGATTGCAAGTCGCTGCCTTCCGGGTTGCCGTTACTCGGCGTCGGAGATTGAGCCTTTTGCGCTGCTGGCATGTTTTACCCCTCGTTCGTTTAGTCGTCTTCGGGTTTACGCGGACGAAAGTCCGCCTCTCGAAGTGCCTGCCCCTGAATGCCGAGTGACATTGCCCGCTTTGTGCTCGTCAGAGTCCGCAGCGTGCGACATAACTCGCGTTCGTAAGCGTCGGTTTCCGGCATGCCGTCGTGTTTGAGATTTTCTAACTCGTAAATCAGAGCATCCCGAACGCGTTTAAACCCGGCAACATACGCCGGATCATTCAGCAACCGATGCGCTTCATTGGCCTTTACTTCCCCCGACTCTCGTCGAGTTTGGTTTTCAGGCCGCTTATGCGCGTTTTGCGTGTCGACCATTACTTACTTGTAACGGTCAGCGGCCCCGCGGGTTTTCGGGTTACCTTTCGGGCACTTTTTGCCAGTGTCACCGATCGGCTTACCCAAGTTTCCGCCAGACGAATCCATCGGCGCACTTTTCGCCGTTGATTTCGTGGAACCAGTCATCATGCCTGCTTCTTTCATGTCGATACCTCTTTGATATCTGAGTTATAACAATCGTCGCGGCGATCATATCACCGCGACGCCCTTTCGCCTAGTTCGACGAATTCGCTACAATGTTCATATAAGTCATTTCGCCGTCGTCACCCTCAACTTCGACGCTGAAACTACGAGGCCGGGCGGGCATTTTCACGATCGGCGCGGCGACTTCGATATTCGGTTGATTACCAATTATCGAGTTGAGCGCGTAGTGGTGCTCGCGGATCATTTCGAGCAAGGCGTATTGCTGTTGCGCGATCTGTTGCATCGACTGCGCCAGCGAGTTGACCGCCGATTCGATACCGGATACATCGACGTTGACCGTTGCTTTGATTTGCGGCATTTTGATCTCGGGAATACGGACGTTAACGGCCGGTTGCCCGACCTTCAACGTCATGGTGCCGGAATCGTTAGGTTTCGGTTTCGGTTTCGTCGCTAGTCTCTTGTCGACCATCGTCGTCGTCCTCGTCGTTGTATTCCAGATCGCCGGACAGTTCGCCGCCGTCGTTCAGTTCCGCCCCTTCCGACACAATTTTAAGCGCTTTCTGGAAAGTTTCGCTGTTCTCGATCATCACGCCCGCCGCTTCGGCCATAGATTTATCGGCGTCGGCATCTTTCTTGCGGGTATCGGCCTGAATGTTGCGGACCTTGGACCGCAGCTCGGTCTCGCTGAGTCCGATTTCTTTTTCGGCCTTGACTTCGGCGAGCGCCAATTCGCGGATTTTTATTGTGCGATCGGCTGCCTTGTCTTCGCGGGCGGCCTGCGCTTCCATCATCTTCATTTGCGCTTCCGCCTGTTTGCCCATCATTTCGGTGCCGCTTTCCTTGTCTTTGCGGTCCTGTTCGCGGGTCAGCGCTTGGGCCTGCGCATTGGCGAGCGTTTCTTCGGCGCTCGGCTTCGGCTGCGGCGGCTGGTACTCGGGCGAATCCGGGTCGATGAAATACTGGCGTACGTCGCCGAGTCCGGCAGCATTAACCAGCCGTTCGAGCGTGTTGTACAGCTTTTTGTAATCGGCCATGCCCGCGGCGAGCGCTTCTTTTTGCATCGAAAGCATTTGCACCAGCAAACCGAGTTGCTGCGGTTTGGTATTAAAGCCGAGGCCGACATTAATCCGCATATCGGTGCGATCGCGCCAGCCCTGCGGGTCGACGTTGATCCATTCACCGCGCAGCTTGATCGTCGTTTCCATGTCCCAATGCGAGCGCAACAACTGGTGAACTTTGAGCATTAACCAGCGGTAGCCAGTCTCGGCAAAGATACGCGTCAGCATTTCGATCCGCTGACTGGCCCGGTCGAGCGCATTGGCAAACACTTCCTGCCGAACTTCCTGCAAGGCATTCGGGTCGACGCCGCTCTCGGGCGTGACGCCGGTCCGGCTGGCCTTGGACTGGTCGACGTACTGGATGACCGGCAACAACTGTTGGATAACCGAGTTAATCGGCTCGGCGGCAAAGGCATTCTGCGCTGCGCCGCGGACAGGTATCCACTCGGCTTGCGTGTTGAGAATGTCTTCCATGGTCGAACCGTCTTCGGTCAACGCGTCTTCGCTGAAAACTTTTTTGCCGACGTTTTGCTTGTAAGTGTTGTCGAGTAACTGGCGGACCAGCACCGAAGATAGAATCTGGATATCTTTAACGATATCGACGTACGACATGCCGGTGTGCTTATGCGCCATCAGAATCGACGATAACGCGATTAAGGGCTGGTAGTTGGTTTCTTCGTTTTCGAAGACTCGATCGCCGATAAGAACAACACGCCGATGTTGCGCCACTCCCGTTCCGTCATTGTCGAACCACGCGTAACATTCGTGGACCCAAAATGTGCGCATACTCGGATCGTCTTCGTCTTCTGCGTCGGGGTCTTCGTCTTCATAGAATAGCCTGTTAACTCGTTCGTCGTTCCATTGGTAATCTTCGCCAAGCCCGACCTGATCGAGTTCGTCGGGGTCGTAGCCTTCGTTAACCAGATGGGTATAAGCCTTGCGCACGCGGTGACAAACGAAATCGGCATCGTCCAGATTCAACGATACGCAGTCGTTGTCAATAAGCGCTTCTTCGCCCGGAACCGGGTCGATCCGCAACTGCGTGACCTGCTTGGTCGTGCGTATTTTCAGGTCGTACACTTCTTTTTCTACCGAACCCATACCCAACGGATTAACATTCGGCGGTAACGGCGTCGGCTGTTGCATACCCTCGACGGCCTGCTCTGCCGGAGTCTGGATCATGCGCGTGCGCTGCGCGATGATTTCCACTTCGTCATCGGCTTCGAGCATCGCAACGCCGACGTCTGACAGCCCGGTTACCACGCCAACGTCGGTTATCGTCTTTTCTTCCATGTGCGCCTTGATGTACCCGTTCGGGTACATCAGTGCGTCTTTCATCCAGTGATGCAACGCGAGGAAACCGCCCTCACCATTCTTGTTTTTATTCATCACGAAATAGTTCGTGATATCGGTTTCCTGCCGCGCCTGATCTTCATCGTCCGGGCCGGTCGGCTCGAACGTAACGATTTTATCGCCGGACAGGAACACCCGCAGCACCGACGGGAGCACCCATTCGACTGTTTCTAGCACTTCACGCGTGACGTATTTCGAATAGCCGTCGCGCTCGTCGCCGTACTCGAAGCCCATGTAGTAGTTGAAATTTTCTTTGCGGACGTCAGAAATGTCGCCATCTTCGTCGTTCATGGCCTGCCAGATTTTACGGCCAAGAAAGCCGACGATCTGGTTTTCGGTCATTTCCTCGTTGTTACGACGCCCGGATGCGCGCGGCGCGTTTTTCTGGCGTGTATGCCCGCCACCGCGACCGAGTGACGATTGCGTGCCGCGGTTTGCTGTCCCGCCGGTTGAGCCGTAGGCTCTGCCGCCTCTTACGCCCATAATTTACACCACATGATCATAATCCGGGTTAGTCGGTAACGATTGGCGATTTCGATTTCGCAGGTATTTTCTGCCACTCTTGCCGCCTTGTCCAGCGGCAGCCGCCTGTTCGGACCATTTACTGCTATCCGATCGGTATCCTTGCGCAAACTGCCGGAAAGCGTCAGAGCCATTTTTCGGCCAGCCCGGCGACACGGTATTACGCGTCGTTTTGTGCATTTCGTCGTACTGCCATTCATAGCCATGCAAGGCTTTCAGGCCGAGCGCGCAGCCTTCGGTATCGAACCAACATTGATCAAATATCGCGCGCGTCATTTCGATGCCGTCGTTCAAAATGCGAACTTTCGGTACGACGGTCGTCGGGCGCAGCCCCGCATCCTGCAAAATTTCCAAGCGGCTACGTTTGGTCTTCTCGGATATATCGATGACCGAAACGTCATGCGGCAGGTAATGCGTGCCGTAATACCAGTGATACATTTCGCGCAAATCCCATAGCTGGCGCACGTAGTAGCTCAGGTCTTCGAGCCGCCCTTCCATGTAGTAAATAAAGTGATGCCGCGCCTCGATATGCTGGTGAAACCAGATCGCCGTAACGTCATTTCGCCCGATATCCCAAAATGTATTGACGGGCACGCCGCGCGCGATCGGCAGGTTAGAAATGCGGCCTTCACGCCGGGCGATCCGCAACTGCTTACCAAAAATCGACAGCTCGGTAACGCGCTCGAACGCCTCGGCCGACGTCGCCGGGTATTCCTGCCGCATCAAGTCGCCCTGTTCTTTTGCTTTTTTGACGTACCACGCTTTTTGATCCGGCGTCAGGTCGATGCCTTCATCCTCGCGCAATTCCTTGAAATAGGTCATCATGTTTTGCGGGATATCAACCTTTTCCGCGAGCACGTAGTCGGGATGCTTATACCAAGGGAAGAAGAAATACTTCCAGTCCATTTGCGTAAACTCGACCTGCTTTTGGTCAACCGCCGAGGTCAAATCCTCGGCCGCTTTGCACATATCATAGAATTCGCCGAACGGGCCTTCGGCCGTAGACTCGATAAAAGCCATCTGGCCGGGCGCGATCGTGTTCAGCGTGCCGGTGATAACCTCGCTCGCTTTTTCGGGGAACTTCGCGCACATTTTGCCGAATTCGGATACGTGAACGTACTGGTAAGTACCCGACCGCAACGACGTGCCGACTTGGATAGAGCTGCCGTTGGAAAACTCAAGCGACCGAACCGTATTCGATTCGGCTTTAAGCGTGCTTTTAAGGTCGTCGGGTAAATTGTCGTACGCAAATTTTATTTTCTTCGCAAAGAACGCCTGCGCGTCTTCCTTGTTATGCGCGACGATACCCGCGGTCACGTTGTTGTTGAACAGGCAGCGATCGAGCATGAATAGCTGGATAAACGTCGTACAACCGAGTTGCCGCGCTTTCAGAATGACATTGAGATACCACATCGATTCATAAAGGATGCGCTGCGCCCAATTGGGTTTGAATTTTATCTTGGTGCCTTCCTTGTCGACGATCCAATACAGGTTATTGAGCCGCCACCATGGATCACGCAGCCTGTTATCCGACTTCTTCATAATCCGCTTCTATCGGTGGCGGCAATCCTCGATCGTGGTTCGAAGCGCCCATAATCAACTCTTTCAGATCGCCGGTTACACCGTGTTCGACTTCGATCTTTTCGCCGTAGATGCGCGGAATCAGCTTCGCCGCGAGGTACTTGCGCGTGTCGATCCGCAAGCGGCTGCGTTGCAGGCATTCCGTATCCGGCCGCCACCCGTTGATGTTGCCTTTTTTGTCCTTGGTCGGAATCCAGTCGTCCGTCGCGTTGTCGGCAATCTCGATGACTTCATCCATTAACAGTTCTGCGTAAACGCGCCGGGAGTAGTAATACATTTCGCGAAATGCCTCGAACCTCGGCTCGGCCAGCCACCTGAATACGATTCGCTGATTCGGCATGCGCGGGTCTTCGCAGATTTTCCGCAGGGTTTGCCCTTCCATGATTCGCATACAAATTCGGCGCGCCAGCGCGTCGGTATAGCTCGATTTAACCCCGCCCTGAACTGGCGGCCGAACGATCGTGCCTTCCGGGCTGCGAAAACCCCGCGGCTGCGGCAGTCCCATTTTCCCCTTGCCTTTGGGGAACTGGTAGTCTATCCACGGTCGCGGCATTATTTCGCTTTCTTCTTCGCCGCTTTCTTCTTCGGCTTCGGCGCGTCTTCCGCCTGCGCTTCTTTGCGGCCGCCGACGCGTGTATGGCGCGGGTTGTTCTTCGGGTCGACGGCCTGATCAGGCTCGTACGGGCTGCGGGGAGTGTGATTTTTATGCATTTTCATTGTTAGTTACCTTTGCTTGCGCGCACAATGTGCGACATGAAAAAGAACGCGCCGATACCTAATACGAGGTAATTCATTGGGTCAGTCGTCGCGATTTTGTATATAAACTCGGCGTACTCCGGGTCGAATTTATACAGAATGACTACCAGCGACAGCAATATCAGTTCGAAGCGGATCACCAGCAAGGCGAGCTGCCGCCGGGTGATCGATCGTTCGGTATTCTCGCCGATCGTGTGTTCCATGAATTTACCGGCAGCCTCGATAAGCGTGCTGTTGTACGCGGCCCGCTCCTGTTCGGTGAACTGCTGGCCGTCGATCCAGCCGCCGACGCCGCTGGCGACTTTCATCACGTTATCAGCACCTTTACTACTACCGCCGCCGAGTAAAAAACTGCCTATAGTTTTTAACCAGCCCATATCTACCCCTCGACTAACATGGCGAATGAAATGCGCGTTCGCGCTGATTTTGACTTTTCAACCGCATGTATAACACCCGGCGATATCACGATGCAATCGCCGCGTTTCGGCTCGACGCGCTCACCGTTGATAATAATCGCGCAAACCGGGTCGCCCGGATCGACGTAAAATACCGCCGTCCACTCGTCGCCGTGCGCGTGTGGCTTGATCTGTTCGCCTTTTTCGACAAGGACGTGAATATCCTTGATCCAGTCGTTTTTACCGCTGACCGGGATGCATTTGCGCATGGCGGCGAGCAGTTCGGCATGCTCGGGCCACTTGCCCAAGCCCCAAGGCGCGGTGCGCGCGCAGCTTTCGTAATCGCTGCGATCGCGAAACGTAAACCGGGACAGGTCATGTATTGAGTACGATTTCAACGTGTCCATAGTCGAAAAATCTCTGGTCACCCTTGCTGAGACCGTCGCCGTCCCAATCGCCGCCCCATCGGAGCATGACGCCCAATTCGAGCGCGGCGGCAAAGAATGACCCGGCAACAACGGCAAAGATATGCGTATCATCCCAAGGGATGAATCCGTTTATCATCGGCGCAAAGTCAATCGCCTGACTTTCCGGCTGGCCGTTGCTGCCGAGTTTGTTGTGCTTGGATTCGGGGAAACGCTTCTGGCTCGCGCCCCGGTCAAACAGGCTGTCTTGTACTTCCTTGCCGCGGTGTCCGAATACAATCGTCACGTCGTACGGGCAGATTTCGAGCGCGCGCACCGCGACTTTGGATAGCATCGGATGGCAGCCCGCCAGTTTTTCCGTTGATCGTTCGCCGTAGCGGTGATGCTTCATTCTAGCAAACCGCGTGATAACGACAATCGTGGCGCTGCTGTGCCGCGGCCAGACTCGCGTCGATCAGCGCATTTATTTCGCTGTTACTGCGTACACGATCGGTACGCGTTTCCTCGGGCATCGAGGCGACGTTAACCGTCACCGACTGTTCCGCGGGTGCCGGAGTCGCGTATACCTTTTTAGCTTCCTGATAGCCGTTAAACCCTGCGTAGGGTAATAGCACCGCCAACAAGGCCGCCAATAGCTTGTGATGCTTCTGGAAAAACGATTGATTTTTCTCTGCAAGTGTCATGGCTAGAAGTGAAAACTGATCGCGCCGCCCGCCGCACATTCGTTAAAACTGTCATCGCACGCGAAACCGCCGGTTAAAAGCATCGTATCGATGCGTTTGCCCATCTGCGCCGACAAGGCCCATTCGTCGTTGTACGTTGCCGTGCCGAAACAGGCTTGCAACACAGGCGAGTAATCGAAC